GTGTCCTCAACAGAATCACCGCACTACCAATACCGTATGTGTTTTTCACCTTCCATCTAAAGGATAAGAAGATATTTAGCGATGTAGGTAATGGTACTAAAGCATTGATGAAAGTCGGTGAGATTGTCGACTGGATTGACGGTACTCAAAGATTCGTCAGCCAGCAAGTTTTCCTCAAAAGATACACTAAGAAAGGCGACAAAGCCGCTGGTGTAGAGGCTGACCGGACTCTCGGAGAAGATGATTGGGTTATTCGTGCGTCTATTGAAGAGATGAAAGGTCGTAACATGGAACACTTAGGCAAAGTCTATGATGTGATGAGTGTCAAAGATGGCAAAGTTGAATGGAAAGGATTACCTCTAAGGTGGGATTAGATGGCAAGAGAAGGGACGATAAGGGAAGTAACACCCGAAGAAATGGAACGCATGAGAAAGCAGTTAGGTTATCTACAATCTTGTATGGTTGATGACTTGGAGATTGATAATAGGATTGCTCATTGTAGAGCGATACTTGACGACATAATCACCTACATAGCAGACCGTGATAGGGTTGCTAAGGCTGATGTTTCTATTGAGGCACTCAAACCATTTAGGCAGGTGAGATAATGCAAGCGGTGAATTGTAAAGCGTTAGAGCAACTGTTGTCGGCTACAAGTCGAGAGCAACACATCAACGGCAAGGCTCAAAAACAAGTATCTTCTTGCGTCTTGACATTGGAAGATAACGCTTTATCCACCACCTGTATTGTCAAAGACGGTAAAACAAGCCTCGCACGATTCTCCTTTGCTACTAAAGGTGGTGAGGGCGGTAGAGAGTTTATACCTGTGCCGGACATAGAAAGATTACTCGGTGTCCTCAAGTACCATAGTGGCGATGTCACTATGACCTACATCAATGATACTGATAGTGTTAGAATCAAATCAAAAAATAAACAGACTACAATTACTGGTGGGTGGAAGGCAAAGGCTTTTGCTAACTCACAACAATCTGTAAAGGAATGGAATAATGAGGCGGTCAAGAGAGCCAAACAAATCAAAAACAATGTCTATATCTTGAAAGATGGTAGCACACGCTCTCCTTTCTTGAGTATCACATTATCCTGTGATGACTTGTATGATGCTCTTAGATGTGATGGGATGAACGGACAGAAGTTAAATAGATATAACTTCGTTCTTGATGACGGCGAGTTTTCGGTTAATGTCGGCGATACTTTCAAAGGTATGACTAACATATCCTTTGGGGACATAGCAGGTAATGATTTCTCGGCTACTTTTGAGGGTGGGCTTGAGCATATCCTAAAGCATTACTCCGGTGATGTTAAATTATCTTTCTTGGACTTTAGAAAAGAAGGGCAAGGTATTAGGCTCATAATGAGTTTCAGTAACGGCGACTGGGTATTCCAAGCGGGGGTATTGTGATGCCTTCGGGTGTTCATGACGGTAAGCGTGGTGGTAGCGAAACTGGCTACAAGAAAGGTCGGTATGATAGTATCAAAGGCTTTACCTATAAGCAGGTCGAGGACTTGATGGAAGATGAGTTTTGGAACTACTGGGTCATAAGAAAATCTGCTAATAGGAAGAGATTTCGATATGTGATAGCATTATATGTTCACTACAATATGCCCGAAGATGAATGGATGAGTGCTGAACAGATAAAATGGGACTTGTTAGAGCATAGTCAGCGAGGTAGTGCGGCTATGAACATAACCCCTATACGAATCGCCCAATTACTAAAACAACTTGTTGCTAAAGGCAAGATGTCAAGTAGACAAGGCAAAACAAACAAACTATACAAGGTGATAAAATGAACAGAATTATAGAAATAAATGGCAAGAGAATAGACTTAGAATTGGGAGTACTACATAGGTTAGAGATAGAAGGGACTAATCTACACATAGACTGTCGCTTGAAAACTAAAGACAGGCTCTATCAAGACCCTCACTGGCTAAAGGAACAATACATTGAGAAGGGTTTGTCTATGGCGGCAATCGCTGAGATGTGTTCCGTCACACCTATGGCTATCCTCAATTGGTTGAAGAAGCATGGTATTGATACAAGACCAAGAGGCTACCAACCACAGGTTTGATATACTGCCGTTAACAACTGTTAAGCATGATAGTAAGTCAAACAGGCGGTAGGAAGGTCACTATTAGAAGGCGTGACCCCGAAACCTTAGAGCGTATAGAAGAAGTGCTTGAAGGCTATCCTTACTGTTTCACCGATAAAGTCGGTGATTCATACGGGTTAGTTAGAATGGAAGAAGGGTATGAGGGGCTATATGGTACTAAACTGACTAAAGTTTTCTTTAGGAATGAGTACGACCGTAGGCTATGGAGTAAGGGAAATAATACATGGGAGTCTAATATCTCCTTCCCCAATCAACTACTGAATAAAAGACTTGCTGATGGTAAAGAACCATATCCTAACTACCGACATAGAGTTTGGTATCTTGACGGGGAATGGAAGCAAGAGTCCGGCGAGATAACGATGTTATCAGTGTATGATAACTACACCGAAAAGATGTATTCTTGGGTCTTACATGACGAATTGGTAGCAGGTAACTATGCGTGGATGGACTGTAAGAATCATCCCGAAGGATTAGAACAGATACAATTAGACCCTCCCGCAAAGACATTCCGCAACGAGCGTCAACTACTGGCTGACTTCGCAAGGTATATGGCTAAGCAAGACCCCGATATTATAGCAGGTTGGTATGTGGTCGATGCTGATATATTCCAAATTTGTAAGAGGATGAGAGCAGTTGGTCTTGACCCAAAGATTCTAAGTCCTCATAACAAGCATGACTTCAAATATAACTGGTCGGACAAACATTGGTCACAACCTATCGTTGGCCGTATGTGTTTTGACTTGATGGTAGGATTCAAGAAACTATGGACTATCAAGAATGGTCAGTTAGCAGGGCAAAAGTTAGATGACATAGCCTACCAAGTCCTACAAGAAAAGAAGGTCGAGTTGCCCGATGGTCACGATACTTACTACACTGATGTAGGTACTTACTTGGATTACAACAGGCAAGATGTTAGATTACTACCGAGATTAGATGATGCCGTCAATGTATTGGGCTACTTTACTTCTCTACAACATGAGATACAATGTGAGTTAGGTACTACGCCATTGATAACTCTATGTGCATCTAATATGTTTGTACAGGATGAAGAGTTTGAAGGTAGAATACCCGACAGTCCTCAATTCGCAAAGGTGGATTATGAGGGTGCTGATGTACAAGAACCCGAACCGGATTTGTATTTTAATATGGCAATTATGGATATTAAACAAATGTACCATAGTAATGTAAAACTACATAATATCTCATGGGATAGTCTATCCGATGGAGGCATTGACTGTGGCAACGGTATCAAATTTACTAAGGATAGTGTGGGTTTGCTTGGTAGAAGCATGGATAAATTATCTGTAAAGCGTAAAGAGTACAAGAAACTAATGAGAGAGGCTAAGGAAGCGGGGGATATGATAGCCTACAAGAAGTGGGATTCAGCCCAGTTTGCTACAAAATCTATGGTGGCATCCCTATACGGTATCTGTGGCGATTCTAAATACGGTATGTATCACCCCGACATAGCATCGGCTATCACCTTTACCAGTAGACAGACACTATTCCGTCTCCGTGATGAGTGCAACGAGAGAGGTTATCCTGTGCGCTATGGGCATACTGATTCAATCTTCTGTGAAGTACCTACTCCCGAAGAAGGATTAGAGTTGGTCGAGAAGATTAATGAGGCTATGTACCCGATAGAAACGGAGTTCGAGAAATGGTGTGAGACTATGATACTCAAGCGTAAGAACCGCTATGCAGGTAAGGTTACATGGACTGATGGTAAATACCATGAGCCGGAGTATTACTACAAAGGACTGGAACTTAAACAGGCTCGTATGCCAAAGGCCATGAAAGAGGCTATGGATGAAACATTGAGGGGTATTCTCGATGGTAGACCTCAAGCCGAAGTGGACGACCATCTATCCACTCTAATTACTAAAGGTATCAACGGTGAGATGGGTGAAGATTTGCTGATGGTAGGTAAACTAAAGCAACAATTAAGTCAGTATAAGGTGCTAAGTGGTGCTTCGGCGGGTGCTATGTGGGCTAAGAATAACTTGGGTATTGATTACAAGAAAGACGAGAGTTTCTTAACTGCTATCAATAAGCGAGGGCAATACATGGCCTTCGATAAGATTGAGAAGTTGCCGAAGGGTGCTGAGATTGACTGGTCGGAGATGACTGAACGCTACATTGTCAATAAGGCGTGTAGTATTTATGACTTGGTTGATTGGGACACTACCCCGCTGTGGAATGCCCATAGAGGACTTGGTAATCTCCAATGGCTTTAAGTAGTGGCGAGGGTCGTGGTATAATTATGTCGCAAGAGAAACGCAAAATGACAACCAAAGAATTGACAACAGCAGTACATAATTTAGGGCAAGCCATGAATCACATGAGTACGCTCGTAGCAAATGATATACAGCAGATTATGGGTGTGCTTGGTGGCGTACTTCAACACATGGATTTACTCGAGACATTTAATTGTCCTTCATGCGGCGAAGAGTTGAGCCATCCTAAGTTAGAAGGTGTGGTTAGACCTACACATTGTCCTAAATGTGGCTCGGAAATCACCGATGATGATTTAGAATTGGTCAAATCACTTACAGAAGAAGAATGATTATTAAACAAATGATGTTTAATATGTTGAGTGGCTTTATGAACAATCTAACCCGTGGCCCTAATTTCACGAAAGGTATAGGGCCACTTGCTAGTGGAAGTGATTATGCACGAAGCATGGGATGGACAGCAGGGATAGGGCCAGTTGCCAGTGGAGGTTCTTATGCAGGAATGCTTGGTGGCAAAGCTTATGAGGGTATAAAAGCAGCTCCAAATTTAGGAGATGTGTTGAATTATAAGCCTCGTGATTTTTATAAGGGTAAAAGTGGCATTGTTCCTTTCTATAAAGGAGGAGTAGTCAACAGACCTACACTCTTCCCATTT